GGTTACTCAGCTAACAAATAAGATCAATGCAAGAAAAGCAGTATTGATTGCAGAGATGGTTAAAGATTATATGTCTGAAGAAGAGAAAATTATTAGTGAATTGGGTGGTGATCCACTACTTAAACTAAAATCTAGAGAACTAGACATCAAAGCTAGACAAAACGAAGCAAGAAAAGAGTTTGATGAGAGTAGAATTAGCTTAGATACTATGAGAGCTATGCAAAACCAAGCTCAGTTCGAAGATAAACAAGAACAAAACGAAGAATTAGCTGAATTAAGAGCTGATACTTCGCTTACTAAACAAGTTATGTCAAGTGATGCCGCTTTAGAGAGACAACAAATGGCTGATCAAAGCAAACGGAACGATTTTGGTAGAAACTTTAAGAAAAATTAAGTATAATCAATTATTAAGGAGAAAATTATGATAAAAAAAGCTAAAGACCCTAAAATTACTAAAGAGTTAGGTGTTGGCAAAGATGGTTATCAAACTGGTGGCATCGATATCACTAGTCAAGTTCCAAATATATACGAATCACAAACTGTGACCGTTAGAGGAACTAGAAGAATGAGAGCTGACAAAAAACCTGTTAAGGCTACTTGGTACTAACATGTGGATCTCGGCACTCAAATTAGCCGTTTCCGCTGGAAGTAAAATTTACGCTAACAAGCAGAAGACGAAGATGGCTATGTCAGATGCACAGCTTATGCACGCATCAAAAATGGCTCGTGGTGAAGAAGCTTACCAAGGTCAACTTTTAGAATCAAGAAACTCAGATTGGAAAGACGAATTTATTTTGCTTTTACTTTCGGTCCCGATCGTAATGCTGGGATGGTCAGTCTGGTCAGATAATCCTGTACATATGGAGAAAATGGAGTTATTCTTTATGCACTTTGGAAATTTACCACTATGGTATCAAACAATTTTTGTCGGTGTCATCGCATCCGTCTATGGACTTAAGGCGACACATCTGATAAAAGGAAAGTAACAACGGAGAAAATATTATGAGACAAAATGGCGTAAGATCAAATGTTAGATTTCCATACGGAAAATCTTCAAAAAAACAAGGTGCTAATGATAGACTAGATGAGTCTTTAGGATCAAGAAGAGGAAAAGAATCTACTAAATCACAAAGTTATAAATCTAGAAGAGACGAATCTAGAGGAGCTAGCAAGTAATGAATTCATCTAGAATGAATAGACTTGAAGAACTTGGAAGAGTTGATTCAGAAAAAGCTTACACTAAAAAAGGTAAAAGAAATCTTAAAGACGAAAAGAAAAGAGTTGTAAGAGAAATTGCAGGCTATGCTAATGGTGGAATGGTTACAGTTTCTGGTAGAGGCCAAGGTAAAGTTATGCCTGGAAGAAATAAAAAAACTTATATTTGTTAATGGCTTTAGATATTAAAAAAGCAATTAAGAAACCAGGATCTTTAAGAAAATCTTTAGGTATTAAAAAAGGTAAAAAGATTCCTGCTAAGATGTTAAACAAAGCAGCTAAGGCACCAGGCAAAATGGGTCAACGTGCTAGATTTGCTAAAACATTAAAAGGATTTAAAAAGTAATGGGTGTAGTTGGAATAGCTTTAAGAGGATTTGGATTGTTAAAAAAAGGCAAGAAAGCCTATGACACTATTAAATCTGTTAAAGTTGGAAAAAATTTAAAAAAGAAAAGAGATGTTCAAGATAGTGTAGTTAAAACAAAAGATAAAGTTATGGAATCTTTAGATACAAAAGGTAAACTAAGCGTTAGAACTAAAGTTAAACTTTCTGATACCAATAAAGCAGTATCTAAAATTGTAGATAAAAAATAATGAAAAAACTTTGGAATAAAATAATAGACAAACTATTTGGCAAAAGATGCAAATGCGATGATGAAAATGTAATATCAGTAGCAAATGTACGAAACGATGTTAAAGTATGTAAGGTCTGTAAAACAATTCATATTTAAATTATGAAAATGCCTAATACAAAATATGACGGAAGTTATATTAAAGGTAATTTAGGCGGTACAAAAGTATCCAATCCTAGTTTAGTAAAATATTACGGTAAAATGATTGACGCTCCAGGTTTTAAAGAGGGTGGTACAATTAGAAAAACTACTAAAGGTCCTGGCGCTAATTATAGATCTACTAAGTCTGGTGCGGGAATGACTAATAAAGGTGTTAAAGCATATAGAGCAGCTAATCCTGGATCAAAATTAAAAACAGCAGTAACTGGAGAAGTTAAGGCTGGATCAAAATCTGCAAAAAGACGTAAGTCATATTGTGCAAGATCAGCCGGACAATTAAGAAACTCATCAACTAAAACACAAAACGATCCTAATTCTAGAATTAGACAAGCTAGAAGACGTTGGAAGTGTTAGATGAGAGATACTAAAGTTCTTGAAACTTTTCTAAAAAACAACTATAAGAAAATCAAAGAAATGAGTCTGTTTAGACTTTTAAAAAAAGAAGTAAATTCAGGAGCTCATGGAACACAAGACTATATAATTAAAAAAGGTCCTAACAAAGATAAGGTGGCTAAAAAATGAGAGAAGCAATACTAACAGCACTAGAAGATAGATATAACGCACAAATATCAGAAGCCGATGCAACACTTAAAATTTACTTAGAAAATTCTGTAGGTATTGGAGAACATCCACAACACATAGATGAAGTAGATAAGTTAATAGAAAAGATTGCAACTGCTGAAGAAAAGTTAACAGTACTGCAACAATTTAAACTGTAAGGAGAGAAAATGGACGACATGACAATAATAAGTAAACTGCAAAAAACTTTAGCTGAAAGACTACAGAGTATAGGTGATTCAATTCTAGCGGGTGGGGTTGACAATATGGAAAAATACCGTTATGCAGTAGGACAAGCACACGCTATACAATTAACATTACAGGAAATCTCTAACCTGCTAAAACCTAAGGAGCAAAAAGATGAGCAAGGAAACGTTATCGACATCGGAAACGGTAAAGACAGAAACACCCAAAATTAAACTAGCACTTCAAGAAAAATACGAAGAAGAAAATAAAGAAGAAGTTAGAAATATGGGAGAGGCCAAAGAGCCTTTACATCCAGACAATTTAAAAACAGAAACTGTAGATCAGTTGCCAACACCTGTTGGTTATAGAATTTTAGTTTTACCTTTTACACCAAAAGAAAAAACAAAAGGTGGAATTTTATTTTCCCAAGAATCTTTAGATAAAGCAAGGATTGCAACAACATGTGGTTATGTTTTAAAGATGGGAGATTTAGCATACAAGGATAAAGATAAATTTGGTGACCCTTGGTGCAAAAAAGGAGATTGGGTAATTTTCGCTCGTTATGCGGGATCAAGATTACCAATTGAAGGCGGAGAAGTGCGATTACTTAACGATGATGAAGTTTTAGGAACTGTAGAAAATCCTGAATCTATTCTTCATTTAATTTAACATAGGAAGGAAACTATGCCAGAAGAACAAAAAAAAGCATCTGAAGAATTAGTTAACGTTGGTGAAACAGTCGGCGCTGATATTGATTTTGATGATAAAGGAGAACCGGTAAAACAAGAGGAAGCTGTAGAAGAAACAATTGAAGTAGAACAAGTACCTGAAGATAAAACTTTTGAAAACGAAAGAGAAGTAAAAGTTAAATCTGAAGATAAAGATGAGTTACAAGATTATAGTGATGGCGTTCAAAAACGTATTGCTAAGTTAACTCGTAAAATGAGAGAAGCTGAAAGACAAAGAGAAGAAGCTGTTCATTTTGCTCAAATGACTAAGGCAGAAAAAGATAAATTAGAAACTAAACTTTCTACTTTAGATAAGTCTTATGTTAAAGAATTTGAATCAAGAGTTACTACTAATATGGATGCTGCAAGACAAGCATTAAAAGTATCTATTGAAGCAGGAGATGTTGATGGTCAAGTTGCAGCACAAGAAAGTATTGCTAGACTTGCACAAGACGCATCAAGACTAGGAGCTTTAAAAACACTTAATGAAGAAGCACCTAAAAGAGAAAAACCTGTGTATCAAGCACCAACTCCAAGAAGAGCACAATCTGACCCTAAAGCGGAAAATTGGGCTTCTAAAAATACTTGGTTTGGACAAGATTCAGCAATGACTCATACAGCCTTTGATTTACATAAAAGACTTGTAGAAGAAGAAGGATATGACCCTCAATCTGATGAATATTATCAAGAAGTGGACTCAAGAATAAGACTTGAATTCCCCCACAAATTTGATAATATAGACAGTTCAACTACAGAAAGAGCTAAACCAGTTCAAAATGTAGCTTCAGCTAGACGTTCGAGCTCAACAGGACGCAAAAATAAAACTGTGAAACTCTCGCCATCACAGGTAGCAATTGCTAAAAGATTAGGCGTGCCATTAGAAGATTATGCAAAACAATTAAAAATCACGGAAGGAGCATAAAATGAAAAACGAAGATATAAAAACCTCACGTGCGAGTCAAACAAGAGCTAAAACAACAGCTACAAAAACTTGGACTCCACCCTCATCACTCGATGCGCCCGAACCACCTATAGGGTATAGACATAGATGGATTAGAGCTGAAACTATGGGATTCAACGATACGAAAAACGTAGCAGCGTCTTTAAGAGAAGGATATGAATTAGTGAGAGCTGAAGATTATCCAGATCAAGATTTTCCAGTCGAAACTACAGGTAAGTATGCGGGAGTTATTGGAGTAGGAGGCTTATTGCTGGCTAAGATACCAGAAGAGATCGCAAAGCAAATTGAAGCTTATTATGATCAGCAGACTAAAGACAAAGATGATGCTATCAACAACGATCTTTTGAAGGACCAGCACCCAAGTATGCCAATCAATAGTGAAAGGCAAACTCGTGTAACTTTTGGTGGTACAAAGAAATAATTATTTAGTAATTTCTAAGTCCAACAAAAATAAAATATAACCCGTACTGGAGGTCCGCAAGGACAGGTACATAAGTAAAGGAAAAAACAAATATGGCAAATGCAAATACTGCTGGATTTGGATTAAGACAGAACATGACAGTTGGAAGTACTCCAGCTACAGGTGGTCAGTCGGAATTCTCAGTTCAGTCACTAAGTACATTACCAAACGCTATGTATAAAGGCGATCCCGTTGGATATCAAACAACTGCTGGAGCTCATGGAGCTACAGTTGGTTTTATTCAGGACATAACATTCAATGCAGCAAATGATGACACCGCTACAGGTGCAGCATGGACTTCTGCGTTAGCACCAGCAGTTGGTGTAATGAATGGTGGTTTCTGGGTAGATAACAATACTTCAACACCAACATGGAGCAATTCAGTTCCAGCTGGTACAGTTGCAGGTGTTGATTACAACACAGGAACAGCTTACATAACAGCGTTCGTAAACACTAACCCCAATCAAGAATATTCAGTAAGAACTTCTGCAACACTAACTCCCGGTTTTACGGAGCAAGGTGTAGCTGAAGCTTACAACTTGATTGATCAACCCGCTTCAGGTCAAATTAACGGTCTATCAGCAGCTACTTTAAGCGCTGGTGCAGTTGTTAATAATGGTCTACTTTTCGTAAACAAATCAGCAGGAATTTCAGGTCAAACTGAAGATGCAGCTGGTTACGATGTAGTATGTTCATTTAATCCTGGCGCGTTTTTATATAACTAATATCGAATAGGAGATAAATAAACATGGCAATATCAAGAGCACAACTAGTTAAAGAACTAGAACCAGGTTTGAATGCACTATTCGGACTTGAATATAAATCGTATGCTAACGAGCATGCTGAAATTTTTGATACAGAATCATCTGACAGAGCTTTTGAAGAAGAAGTAATGTTATCTGGTTTTGCAAATGCAGCAGTTAAACCTGAAGGCCAAGGCGTTCAGTTTGATGATGCACAAGAAACTTTCACAGCACGTTACACTAACGAAACAATCGCATTAGCGTTTGCAATCACAGAAGAAGCTATCGAAGATAACTTGTATGACAGACTTGCGTCTAGATATACAAAAGCGTTAGCAAGATCTATGGCAAACACTAAGCAAGTTAAAGCAGCAGCTGTATTGAACAACGGTTTCAATGCAAACTTTGCTGGTGGTGATGGAGTCGCATTATTTAGCGATGTTCACCCAACTATTGCTGGAACTTTCAGTAATGAGTTAGCAGTTGCTTCTGACTTAAACGAAACTTCATTAGAACAAGCTTTGATTGACATCGCAGCTATGACTGATGAAAGAGGCCTAAAAATTGCGTCTAGAGGAATGAAATTAATTATTCCTTCAGCACTTCAATTTACTGCTGACAGACTTATGAAGTCTGAAGGTAGAACAGGTACTGCAGATAATGACATTAATGCAATTAAGAATATGGGAATGATTCCTCAAGGTTACACAGTTAACCACTTCTTAACTTCAGCTAAAAAATGGTTCATTAAAACTGATGTACCTAATGGTCTTAAACATTTCGTTAGATCACCTATCAAAACTTCTATGGAAGGCGACTTTGATACTGGTAACGTTAGATACAAAGCTAGAGAAAGATATGTATTTGGATTTTCTGATCCAAGAGGCATATTCGGATCAGACGCAGTATAATAAATAATTTAAAGGGCCGCCTAAAAACGGCCCTTTTTTTAACTACAACAAGGTGTGTAAATGAAAAAAACTACTATAACTATCTGGGCCTATAACTATCATGCAA